AAGCGTGAGCTTTTCTATTCACTTCTGTTTAGCATTGGTGATATTACCAATCGTGAACACAATGTGTTTCATAAACAGAAAATGGATTCTGGTGGACAAGCAAGGCGAGAGGAGTTCTTTACCATTATGAACTGGCTCATGATAAACAATTATGAACAGTTCAAAAAGTTCCTCTTTGCAGGTCTATTCGATGAATATACTTGTTTTGATCATCTTTTCAGAAATCGAATCAAAACTTCACCTAGGACGAATCGCGTCATTGGTACGTACTCAATGCTTACCAATGAACAATATCGTCATGATCTTTCCGATTATGTGGTATCTATTGTAAATGGTAACAATCCATTTAAGAAGCAACTTGTAGCTAAGTTCCTTACTTTGCCTCGTCTTGGTAAGAGAAGTGGTCACAAGCAGATGCTTCAAGATACTCTTAAAATAATGTATGCAAAGGCATTATTCCTTAAGGAGGTATCTGACAAACTTGGATGGGATTATACCTTTACCGGGTATTATTCTAACTTCACGGGGTATCGTGCGTGGAGAAAGGATTACAATGCAGATCTTGAGTCTGTACTGTTCTCTACAGGAAAGATCAAGGAATTCGATGAAATGGAATTCTCCAAGTGGCTTGAGAAACTTCCGTCTCAGGCGAGATTCCGCGTAAAGAATCGCATTCTTTATTCTAAGAATGAGGATGGTTCTTTAAAGTGGGGTGATTGTGCTAAATGGTACAATACTTGGGAGAAATCCAAAGAATCCGCTCAGGCAGAACAGCGTGTTCTTCAAGAGAAAGTACGTCAGGGTACGGCTACTCTCGAAGATCAAGTTCGTCTGAAAGAAGTAAAGAAGGAAGCAAAGGTTAATACTGGTGCTACTACTTTTAAAGATCTTTACAACGATATCCTTCGTGGAAATGTCGATAAACTGAAACTGGAAAGCTTTGTTGAAAATAAGGTAAACCTTCCGTTCAACTTCCTTACTGTTATTGATGAGTCTGGAAGTATGCAGGGAGGCCCGTTTAATTTTGCAACGTTCCTTGCATCTGTACTTCTGTACAAGAATCCGGATGATATTGCAAGAAATCTCATCTGTATGTTTGCAAGCAATGCTAGATTTGTTTCAGCAATTGATAAGAAAGGACATGATTCAGTTAATTCTTTCTGGCATAGAAATGAATTAGTATCTATTGCTCCGGAACCTTTTGTTATTCCTGAGAAGAGTTTTTATGACAATTATCAGAGAATTTCAAAATATTTGAAGGCAGTATTTACTGGTGGTTGTACTTACATCAATAAGATCGCCGACAAACTGAAAGAAATGTATGCTCAAGACAAAGAAACAATTGATGCATTAGCTAACTATCCTATTTGGGCAATCGTAAGCGATTAACTTTCACTAGTCGCCATATATAGAAATATATATGTAAAATGTCTTAAATTGCGGGAAACCCGTTAGAGCTTTATTAACTAAACACTTATAGTAATGTATGTGTGGTACTCAGTAATGATGAGTAGTATAGTAAAATCAATAAAGATTCGGAAATCCGCAGCCAAATTTCTTTTATAAAACATTCAAATTATTTCTATCTAAAATTTGCATTTTTGATTTAAATTATTTATATTTGTATAAAATTATACAGATGTAAATAACTTTTAAATTAGAAAAATTATGGGAAAAACTACAATTTTAACAGAAGAGCAAATTTTAGAATTAATAGAGCTTTATGACGTTCAACATGTTGGATTGTGTAATCTATCTAAACAATTTCATACTGGTCAAGATAAAATAAAAGCAATTCTTCAAGAACATAATATACATGTTCGAACACATAGAGAAAGTAAGTTTCAATACCCTTTTAATGAAAATTATTTTGATAATATTGACACTCCAGACAAAGCTTACTTTTTAGGCTTTATTTATGCAGATGGATTTGTTATCAAAAATCATGAAAAAGGACGTGGACACGATATTTTAGGAATTACTCTTGCTGAAACAGAACCATTGGAAAAAATTAATAGGTATATTGAATGCAACAAACCTATTTTCTCATTCGTACAGAATGGATATAAAGAAGGTTCTCAAAAGTATAGATCAACATTTCCTTCTGATCATTTAGTTAAGTCTCTTGAAAAATGAGGATGTACTGAACGTAAAACGTTCACTATAAAATTTCCAACCTTTTTATCGGAAGATTTAGTACATCGTTTTATAAGAGGTTATTTTGATGGAGATGGAAGTGTGTTTAGACATACTGCAAAAAATAATGGTAAAGAGTATAGTAATTTAGGTGTAACTATTTGTGGTACTGAAAATTTTCTTATAGATTTAATACGTGCAGCAAAATTACCTGAAAATTGTTTATACAAAGAATATCGAAGAGAAACAGACTGTTGAGAAATAAAACTTGCTTCAAACATAAGATGTTTAAATTTTTATCATTATATGTATAATGATGCCAGAGATTTATTTCTTACAAGAAAAAGAGAAAAATTTGAAAATTTTATAAGAGAAAGAGGTTCAGAGACTATAATAGACAGTCTTAACCAGAATAATAAAGATGATTATCATTCACTTTGTTATTTGGAAGATTAAGGTATAGTCCGGTCTCATGTGAAAACATGAGTTAACATTAATGGGTGATATCAATAATAGTTTCAATGCAAAAGAGTCTATTCTTGAACTTCAGCAAGCATGTAGACAATATCTTGGTTTTGTTCCATACTTAGTGATTATTGAAATTCGTAATTGGAATAACTACGATATCAATCATTTTGATGGACTTGATCAGGTAATGTATATTCCTGGAAAGGTTGAGATCATTGAACAAATGCTCTCGAATTTTAAGGATATCGATGTTTTCGATGTGTATACTCCACTTCTTTCAATTTACAGAAGCAATCGTTACGATTTAATTAGAAAAAATGTAATTTAATTTGCATTTTTAATTTTTATTTCGTATCTTTGCAATCCAATTAATCTCATAGAGGGTGATACCTCTATGGGGTTCTCAAAATGACGCTTACAAAGCTACAAATTGTCCTTTTAAGACCGGTGTCGTGGGTTCGAATCCTGCTGTCGGTTTACACCGATATAGCTCAGTGTGGTAGAGCACGTAACTTAAGCGTCATAGACTTCTAAATGGTACTTATAAAACTACTTTCTTATTTTTGTGCGTAAAACAAAAGATTGTTGGTTCGAATCCAGCTCGCCCCACTAATATTTACTTTGGGGCGATAGTTCAATGGTAGAATATTAAGATTAGTACCATATTTTTTTAAAATAACAATGATACTTATAATACTATTATTTTCAAAGGTTAGAATATTTTCTTATCACGAAAAAAGTAGTTGGTTCGATTCCAACCCTCCCCGCTAGAATTAAATATGGGGAGGTAATTCATAAAACGAAATAAGTATCATAAAAATATACAAAAGACACTTACAATATTAATAATGTTTGCAAAACATTTATGGGTTCGATTCCCGTCTAATCCGCCATTTTGGATTTGTCACCATAGGTAAGGTTTAAGTGTCTTTGATTGAATGTAATCCCTACTATTCCCTGATTATGGAACGCTGTTGTAAATTGGTGCACGTTTTACAATATAGAGTGATTAATCAAAGTAGTAGGTAGTGATATACAACGTTACTTACAATACTATGGTGTTATGACATTAGCTCAATGGTAGAGCGCAAATCTTTTAAATTTGATGTAACAGGTTCAACTCCTGTATGTTAAAAAAATACAAGTAACGTAGAAATATAAATGTCACATACAATATTAATCGCTTTAACTCATTGGGTAGAGTATTTGTTAGAAAAACAAAGTGTAATTGGTTCAATTCCAATAAGCAATATTTTGTGACATTAAATTGTAACTCCGAACAAACTACGATTATAAAAGGAAGAGCGAGGGAGTGGCAAATTCCATCTACGTCGTATCAAGAGTGAAAGATCATCTTGTTAAGTCAAGTGAGATACTAAACGTAGGATAGTTGGTAGCAATAACCGGTCAAACAAAATGAATCCAACACTCGTGAACTTCCGGGTTTCTTAAAGTCTTTCCTCAGTTGATGAAATAAGACTTTATTTTTAATTATGACTAATGTAAAAATTATTACATATAAAGGTAAGGAATATAGGTATGTTATAGATACAGAGCCTGCTCCTTATTGTGATTCTTGTGTATTTAGTAACCTTTGTGCAAAAGCGATTAAAGGTAAAATTCCAATTGAAGATTCTCCAATGCCACTTTGTGAAAAGCTTTCTGAAGAGTTCAATACACATTATGGTAACTTTAAAGAATATAAATATGACTGAAGAATACATTAAATCATTGGGCTGGATAAAAGATGGTCTTATAAGTAATAGGCAATTTTATCATCTTGGAATTGGAACAATTGCAGTTCATTTATATGATAATTCTTGTTATCTTGTAAGTGGAACTGAAATTATATATGATAAAAAATTTACTGAATCTGGTTTGAAAACGTATTCCGACTTACTAGATGCACATAGAGATATGTTCCATAGACCAGAAGAATACTCATTTAAAGAATACTTAGACGTTATGGCTTCATTTAAAGAATTCTATAATAAATTGTAATTTCTTCCATATAATTAAATGTAACTTACAAAATAACGTTTTGCCAGTATCGAATAACTGGCTCCATAGGTAATAAATAATAAGTTACATAACAAATTGGAGCGTCGTATAATGGTAGTACGCAAGATTTACCAGACTTATATCACCAGAATGCAATAATTGAAAAATTATTGTATAACACTCCTAACTCGGCGAACGCTTAACGTAAAGTCGATGCCAACGCCGAACCAATGTTTAAAGACAGTGCGTAGAGAACATACGGAGTGAGCCTAAAACAAATTTGTCATGGCTATGACATGTTCCAGACTACAAACGGAAATTTCCGGTAATGAAAATTATAGTAGTAAGTGGCTCTTGAAGTTCAGGTCCGATTCCTGACGTTCCAACAAAAAAAGTTTAATTTTTAGTTGTTAATTTTAAAAATTATTTGTATCTTTGTACTACAAATAAACAAAAGTTAAATAATTAAAAATTAACAAGTTATGAGAAAAAAATACGATTGAAGTTTTGAAAAAGTAAAAGAAGCTGTAGAAAATAATCAATGTTATACAGAAACACTTAGAGATTTAGGAATTCCAACACAAGGTAGAAATACAGATACTTTAAAACGTCGAATTCAAGAATATGGTTTAGATATTTCACATTTTACATTTGTTTCTAAAAATAAAGGAAAAGAGAAGAGAAAATCTGTTTCAGAGTTTTTAAGAAAAGGCAGTAGTATAAAACCTTATAAATTAAAACTAAAACTTTTAGAAGAAGGGTTAAAAGAAAATAAATGTGAGATTTGCGGTATAACAGAATGATTAGGTAAACCAATTAATTGTCAATTACATCATATAGATGGTGATGAAACGAATAATGAATTATCTAATTTACAAATGTTATGTCCTAATTGTCATTCTCAAACGGATAATTATTGTGGTTCGGCAAACAAAGTTGAGAAGGAGAAGCAATATTGTAAAGAATGTGGCAGAGAAATAAAATATAGTAAAATAGGTTATTGTCCATCTTGCGCAGCAAAACAACGACAATTAAAAGAACGTGAAGATAAAATCTTACCACTTCCTACAAAAGAAGATCTTGAACAATTAATTTATACCATGTCTTTTACTGAAATTGGAAAGATGTATGAAGTATCAGAGGCTTGTGTTAGAAAATGGTGTAAAAAATTTGGACTTCCATATACAAAAACACAAATGGGAATTATTGATATGACTCCGATTCCTATAACTGTTTGTGAGAATTGTGGAAAAGAATTTAAACCTAAAGATCGGAATCAAAAGTTTTGTTGTAACGAATGTAGAAAAGAATTTCTTACTAAACATCATGGTTTTGATATTAATAGTAATGTATTAGAAGACATTTTAACAAAAGATGTTCTTTTAGAATTACATAATACTAAATCTTGAGATAAGATTGCAAAAGAATACAATACAACAAGGAATGTATTAAATACTCTTCGTAAACGATATGGTATTTATAAATAATAATTGATATTAATATTTTATGACACTTACAATATCATATAAAACAATAGTTTGCTAAACTGTCTGGTTGAAACAAGTGTCAATATCTTTTATTTATATTGCATAGTAGCTCAGTAGGTTAGAGCAACAGATTCATATCCTGTAGGTCACTAGTTCAATTCTAGTCTATGCAACTCATTGACATGTGGATTGGTGTAATGGTAACACACTAGGCTCATAACCTAGAGACCGGAAAGGCTTGTCTGGGTTCGATTCCCAGGTCCGCAACAAACTATCACGGTGTAGCAGAATGGTAAATGCGGCGGGGTAACTCCTGCGTCCCATCGTGGCCAGATGGTGGAGCCGAAGTACAAGGCTTGAATGGAGGTTCGAATCCTCTTTCCGTGACAATATTGCGAGATGGAGAAGTGGTCGTTCTCGCCCGCCCCCATGTAAGGAGGGAGAAGCTAGTAATCGTATGTACAGCAGGACGTTGGTTCGAATCCAACTCTCGCAACTAAAGTTAATAAAATTAAAAATGAAACCAACAAAAATTTATACATTAGGAGACTATTACAATGATGAAGGATTAAGAGACCTTTGTCATTATGTTAAGAATGGACATCCTTCAACAAAGTTTATTGCAGAATTTCTTGTAAAAATGTTAATAGATCAAATTCCAGAAAATTCTGTATTAATTCCAGTTAGAACTACGCATTCTCACTTTGACGATTATTTAGAAAAGGCTGCTGAAAAATATAGACCAACTATAGATAGAGTATTTACAGGTATCTGGACTAATGGAGAAGGATCGGTTTATGAACAAAAGAAAAAAGGTCTTATTGTAACTCCAAAAGATGTACCTCTTGATTTAGCCAGAACTTTTAATAAACATCATTTTGATGGTTTAAATATTGTTTTAATGGACAATGTAATTGATACAGGAGTAACTATGGCAAGATGTATTGATCTTATAGGACATCCGTGTGAAGCCATGTGTATCGCTGTTAACTGGGAAAATTATAATCAATATAATTGGTAATGGTACAAATTAATAAAGTAGAGATTCAAGGTTATATTGGTAACGTAAGAGAAAACAAAATAAATGATTCTTATGTTTATGATTTTAGTGTTGCTACTAATAGAGCCTTTGGTGAATTTATAGAGGTTATGTGGCACGCTGTTAAAATGTGGTCTGATAAACAAAGACCAGATCTTGAAAAAGGTAAACCCGTACATGTAACTGGCTATCTTCGCCAAGATAAATATGTCGGTTCAGATGGTATTAATAGAACAATATATTATATTCAAGCTAAACCAGAAAATGTAAAAATTGTTACGAACTCATAACAATTTATTGGGCCATATAGTGTAACCTGGTAGCACTTCATCCTTGCACGATGAGAGAGGGGTTCAAATCCCATATGTGTCCACAAAAATCAATAAAGATATTGTATGAAAACGATATTAAAAATGTTTGTTCTTTTTGTATTGACTAGTAATGTATGTTATTCTCAATCAATACAATCAAGAATTGAATTTGAAGTTAATACAGATATTATCATTGAAAATCAGAATTATCAAAACTTTATAAATGACGTAATTCCATTTATAAAAGATAATTCTAATAAGATTGAGAATATCTTATTAATTGGTTCTGCTTCTCCAGAAGGAAATAAACAAAATAATATAAATCTTTCTAATAAAAGAGTAAATAAAATTGCTGATTTTATTTCCTATTATATTCCAAATCAAAAAATATATAAAAGTAACGATTATATATACTTTTTGAGTAAAATTGGATTAGATGAAAGTGATTATACAAAATTAAGAGCTACTTACATTGAAATAAATTTAAAAGAAGAAACTCAAAATAAAGTAGATACGATTTATATTGAAAGAAGAGATACTATAAGAGAAGTAAATAATTTTTACTATACAGAAAAAGTAAATAGTTTTCAACATTCCAAACCAAAATTATCAATATATAATGATATTGTTTCAGATTTGTTATTTAGGGTTAATATTGGTTCAGAAATTTATTTTAATAAGTGGGCTTTCTTTATTGAAGGATCTTTCTCTAATTGGAATTTATTTGGAAAAACATATAATATAGATATTTGGCACACTGGCTTTCGAAGATATTTTAATGATAATTATGATAAATTATTTGTAGAAGCTTATGGAAATGTAGGGTATTTTGATACAGATCTATTAAGCAATACAGGTAAAATTGGAATATTTTATGGAAGCGGTTTAGGTGTTGGATATGTTTTTGATTTATGTTCTCATTGGAAAATTTATCCAATTGTAAGATTTGGATTATATGAAAGAATTTACTATTCTGATTATCGTTATATAAATCAAGGAAATATTAATGTTTCTTTTAATAATTATGATAATGGAAAAGTAAATAATACCCAAAATTTTGAAGATAAACAATCAATAATAGTTATTGATAAAGTAATAACGAAAGAATTTTTTGAAAATAGTTACAGAGCTTCCTATTTAGGTCCAACCTATATTGGAATAGTTATTAGAAAAGACTTTTGTTTTAATAAAAATAAATAAAATGCGTATTAAAAATTTAATATCAATTGTTATATCAACTTTAGTATTATTTACATCTTGTCTTAAAGTTGATAATAACTTTGCTAATTCATTTGTTAATACAAAAGGAGAATATGCAATTCTTTTCTCAAATCCTGCAACAAAAGCACAAATTACAAGTGTTTCTGGAACAGGATATGATGAATTTAATTTATTTGCTTGGAATTCTATTAATGATACAATTATGAATCCTTATTCTGTTATTGCTAATGGAGTAAATTCATATCAATATGAAAATGTATCTGGACAAGAACTACAATATTTTAAGAATGTTTCTAATTGGTATGATTTTATTGGAGTTATTCCTACAAATCATACTATGACCCTTAAAGATGGATCTTTAACTGTTAAAAATGTAACAGCTTTCACAGTTGATGATAAAAGAGTTGAAAAAGCTGTTAATCTTACAGATACTCTTTATTGGAGTGCAGGTCTTGCTGTTGAATCTCCTGAAGAATTCCTTACTGCATATAAGAGAGTAACAAAGGCAGATTATGGTAATGTTGTTGAACTTCCATTTAAGCATCAAAATTCTCTTATTTTCTTAGGTTTCAGTTCAGATAAAACGGATACTAAGATTATTAATTATGCACCAAGTGTAGAAGAAGTTCAAGCACATACTGATACTACAGATATTTGGATTAATCTTAAAAGAGGTACAAATGTAGATGGATCCGCAACTAAATTAAAAGGCCCAGGTGAAAGTACATATACAAATAATGCAGCACTTCCTGCCGAACTTGTATCAGAAATTAAATCTTATTATTCAATTAATGGTGGTGATCCTGGAGATTACGATCTTCATATGGGCAACACTGCCTGGCCATCTACAGAAATTAGAAAGCTTAGAGTAGTTAAACCAATTCCTACCGCATATAAGATTAATTTTGAAACTCCAAATGGATCAATTATAACAGTTTTCGATGGATTTAAGTATCTTAAAGATAATGGTTACGATATTCAGCCAAGAACTTCTGGAGGTAAGCCTGCTATTTGGGATTATGTTTTTCTTGATGCTTTTGTAAATGGAACGGCGTATACCGTAGTTGGTGCAAATATTGGAGGTAGTTCGTTTTCAAATCCGGAATATACGACTGTAGATTATCCGTTTATTCCAGGTAGAGAAGAGATTAGTGGAATTCGTGTATTTAGTGCAGATTTCGATAATTCACAGTATTTACATATTCCGCATACACTAACCGCTGATGCTACTATTGATGCTAATGGATGTGTTCTTTCAAATAGGGTTACTACTGATAATGTTATTCAGTTTTCACTTCCAGTTAATACAACACTTAGTGAAACACCTGTTTGGTCGCCTACTACATTCTATGCTCTTCCTGGTGATACTAATTTCAATTTTATTGTTGTAAAACTTTCATACATTTATAATGGTATTACTACTTATGACGTTAGAGTTCCTATTGATTTTCCTGCTGGGGGATTACAACCTGGTAAGTATTATAAATATGAACTTTACATAACAAGCATTGCTAATGGAACAAATGATCCAGATGAAGCATCTGATGAAAAGGATGAAATTACAATTGAAGATAATCCTATAATTCAGATTAGACTTGTTGAAAGTGGTTATACACAAGGTGATGAAAGACAATTTACCCTGTAATATTAAATAAAGGGAGGATTAATTTTCTCCCTTTATTTTAAAAAAGATATATAATGATTACATTAAAAGAAGCTATTAAGGAGTTTCCTTCTAATTCTGAACACATTGTTGTAGATGAAATCGGAGATAATTTTAAAGAATTATCTTATTATGACAAGGTTAGAAAAGTTGGAAATTCCAAAGTAGTAGCGATTATTTCTGTAAAGAACGATAAATTATTCTTTGGAATTAAAACATTTACTGTTGTTCGCCACGGTAAAAATATTTTTATTACTTTTAAATGGTCTGATGTAATTACAATAGAAAATAACAAAATTGTATCACATTGTGATGCACGTTATAGTATTTATTTTTATTCTTTTATTGAAAGACCAATTGTATCCGATGTAATTAAGTCTTGTATCGTTCCAATCAATAAAGCATATATGATAAAAGCTATTCTTTGTAAAAAAGTCTATAGTTTAGAAACATTTTATAAGGAATGGATGTTAAAATCTTATCAATTAAAAGGATTTGATTGGAGATTATTTAAACGTTTTGTATCTGAAGCACACTCTTTTAATATTTTAGATCTTAAAACTTTTACTAAAGATTTAAGAAAAAGTATGCTTAAATTAATTCAGATACAATCAATGCCTACATATGATGGTACTTTATATCTAAAATTATCCGATTTGTTAAGTTCTGCAATTAAGCTCGGAGAAGTCGTAGATTTTACTTGGTCTGAAAGAAGACTTGCTGAAGAACATGCGCGTCAGACTAGAGAATTAATGGCTAAAGAGATTGATGAAAAAGAAATTGTTCCGATTTATAATGTATCTGATGAATCACTCGATACAATAAATATACGCTTACTTAATACAGAAAAAGATGTATTTGTTGAAGGAAAATTAATGCATCATTGTTTATATACAAATTACTTTAAAAAGATGCAACAACATAAACATATAGCATTTCATATGTCTTTTCCTGAAGAATGTACATTTAGTTGTGTTAAAACAAGAGATGGTAATATTATAATGGATCAAATCTATCGTGCACATGATATGCGAGTTCAAGATGAAACAAGAGCTGCTGCACAATTATATATTGATGTAAACAAATCTTTAATTTCTAGTCTTTTAGATGGGAAAGGTGAAGAAGAATTACCGTTTTAATTTTTAAATTATGATTTGAATTATAATATTAATTGTTTGTGCATTATGCTATATTTTCTATAAGAAAGGTAAGTACGACGGTTTATGTAATGCAAATTCTACATTTAAACAGTATCTTAATACACATAGTAATATGAAAGATCTTCTTGGTCCTGGATTAGATACAGCAGAGCATCTTATAAATCAATTAAAAGATTCATTATGATAACTGTACTTGACTTTTTAAGAAATGGAACACATTATAAAGTTTCTTTTACTGAAGAGGATTATGAGCGTTTACACAAAAACGATACATTTTCAATATGGGAAATGGTTCATGATTCATCTGGATTATCTGGATTAGGTTCTTATTTGTGTGAAGAAAATATAAAGTTAATGTGCGAAGCATTTAATGTAACGAATTATAAAATAGAAACCGTTTAAGGTTTCTTTTTGGGGGGTCGGTCTTGGTTTAGATCTGTATGAGATTGATAATATAACACGTGCGAGCTGAACAACTCGCTTATCAACTATTCGAACAAATAAATGCCAAAAATTTAATTTCTGAAATTCGTAACAAGGTTATGGATTTCCGCAATAGAATCGCTAACATCTTTGCTCCTAGTGAGATTGAGGAATTTGCTTTTGCTATTGCCTAGTTTCTTAGTTTAGTAAAACTAAGTGGTGGAGATGGGAATGTTGAATCCCTTCCTTTTATGCTCTTGTTAGTTTAGCTAGAATTAACTAAACGTGTAAATAATTATATTATTGGTACTTATGGAGACAGTGGTTCGAATCCACTCGACTCCACTAATTGGGATATCGTATAAAGGTTATTACTGGTGACTGTTAATCATCGTATTATGGTTCGAGTCCATATATCCCAGCAAGAAATTAATAAATTGTAAAATTATGGTTATAAAACTATATAAAGCTGAAGAAAAATGGTGTTTTGATTATCATTGTAAGAAATATATTATAGAAGATCCTGATGACGCATTAGGTAAGTTATCAGAGTTTTTTAATTTTTCAGTAATATATTTAACCGTAGAATTTCATATATGTAAAAGTTTAGGATATCTTATTAAAAATGGATATAATTTTTATTTTAGCGGGCCTATTAATATACTATTAAGTTTATTAAAGGTTAGAAATATTTCTGGAGGTTTTGGTAAAAAAATAAGAATGTATGAATATCCTTTTGGGTGTAGGACATTTTTTATAACAAAAATAAATAAAATTTTACCATAATGGATCGCAACAATGGCGCAATTGGTAGCGCACGTCACTTTTAATGACGGGGTTCTGGGATCGTGCCCCAGTTGTTGCACTTTTAAAATAAATACTATTGGATTCTTGGCAGAGGAGGTCTATGCGTGGGACTGAAAATCCTAAGAACGTGGTTCAATTCCACGAGAATCCGCTAAATTAGAAGATTGGGAATGTAACGGCGCAGGTCTGTAAAATCTGTCCTTTCAATCTGTCGTATTGGTTTAAGGTAAGGCGGTTCGAATCCACCCATTCCCACATATATGATTAAAATATTTATAAATGACTAATAAACAATTAGGAAGAATTGGGCTAAGTATGGCTATAAACTATTTTACAATTAATGGTTATACTGTTTGTTTGCCAATTAACGATACACAATGATACGATTTAATTATAGAAAAAGACGGAATAATTGAAACCGTACAATGTAAATGTACAGATACTGATACAGGGAGTATTGATTTAAGAAGTACAGGCGGTACAAATGGAAGTGTTTATGATAATGTTATAGAACACGACCAATTAAATTGATTATTTTGCGTCGATAAGAATAGAAAATGTTTTTTAATCCCAGTTAAAGATTTAATTGAAAACAATATTCATCGCTCGATTCGTTTGCGATATGATAGAACTACAAATGGACAAGGTTTTCAAACATTTTCTTATTTGTTGAATGTTTAAATGGAATTTAATCCATTCCTCAACAGGACGGTTAGTTCGAATCTAACTCGGCCCACAAATTTAAATATATTTTCCTAAGTTCTAAGAGCTATACTGAGACGATATAGTTTGTGATTTAAATCACCTCTTAATGGAAGCCCTTCGGGACATATGTGGTAACATATATGGTAGCATCGGAGTGAGTGAGCAATCTTAATTCCGTGAGGATTTAGGTAGAATTTACTAGGAAGTCTCCAGGGTGTGGAATGGACTTGGAGACCGTGGACAGGACGGTAATCGCAGAATGGTAGAATACGTAGAAGCCTGTCATCTACCAATTGATGGTGTATTGGTGTAGTTGGTTAACATGCAACTCTGTCACAGTTGAGATTCAAGGGTTCGAATCCCTTATACACCGCAACTTTAATTAACACATTATGACTATAAAAGTATATAAAAAACGTACGCATTGGTATTATAAATATCATTGTAAAGAATATGATCTTGGGAAGCTTGAATTTCTAAACTTTCTTGAGTATATATTAGAATCTAAAAAAATTTATTTCACTGTTGGGGAGATAACGTATAGTACTTATGACTTTGTCAGAATATATAAAAGATGGCGTGGTTTAGAATTTTATTTAGATCCTTTGAATTTAACACCATTTATAAAGGAGTGGTCTAAAGATCGGTATATTGATTTATATCCATCTGTAATCATACCAGTACCGCATGAACTTGCAATTCAATACAAAACGTGTATAAAGTAGGAGATCAAATTTAAAAAATAAATTAATATGAAAAAGACTGATGAACTTGGATGCGCAGGTTGGATTGTAATAATAATTGGACTCTGTGCGGTAATTATGTTATTAATGTGGCCAACTATGCTTCTTTGGAATGCTTTAATTCCGGTTTTATTTGGAGGACCTACTCTTACATATTGGCAAACCTTTGGATTATGGGTATTATGTGGTGCGCTCTTTAGATCTAGTCAGGTAAGTAATAATCTATTTAAAGAATAACATTAACATAAATAAAGGAAGAGTACCCAAGTGCTTGAAGGGGGTGGCCTTGAAAGCCTCTAGGACGATTGTGAGATTGTCGCGTGGGTTGGAATCCCACCTCTTCCTCTGGAGAGAGCAACCTGCAAGGAGTAGGGGTAGACTGCTAATCTTCACGTTCGATTTATCGAATTGGGATCGTAACCCAGCCTCTCCGCTAAATATTTAAAATATGAAAGTAATATTCCTCGACATAGATGGAGTATGTAATTATGAAAAATGGTATAAAAATTCAGAAGTGCATACTTTACAGGAACCAGATCTTGATCCTAAATGTATAGAACGAATAAATCGTTTATGTGATCTCACTGGGGCTAAAATTGTTGTTTCTTCGGATTGGAGATTTGATGGATTCTATAAAACTCGACTTGAAAATGCAGGATTAAAAAATATCATTGGGCATACTCCAATATTTATATGGGATTATGTTAAATCTCAACTTAATACAAATAGAGGAGATGAAATTAATGAGTGGCTAATACAAAATCCTGAAGTTACAGAGTATTGTATTATAGATGATTCTGATGATTTTAATGATGAACAACACTCACACTTTGTAAATGTAAATCTTTATTATGGATTTACTGATAATGATTTAAATAAGTGTTTAAAAATATTAAAAGATGTATAAATAATATGTTATATAGTTATGATATAGCAGATGAAGTAATGAATGAAATTGAAGATCAATACGAAAAATGTCGTGATAATAAAGACCGTTTTTGTAAAATTTCAATTCCATTATATAAAGGTGCATATGATTTATTAATGGCAGCACAAGCTTTAATAGATTTGTACAATATGTTAAAGGATGCGGGTTATCATTATGATATAGACGCAGATGGAGTACTTATTATTGATATTGATGAATAAAAAGAATATGATTAACGCAGAACAAGCAAATAAAAATGCAGAAATCCGAAATCGAAATAAATGGATTAATGCTACTTTAACTGCAATTTCTAGTAAAATAGATGAAAGTTCTAGAGCAGGATTACATAGTTGTACTATTACCATTCCTCTTTATGTAGGAGCTCAAAATTTAATTGAGGCTTCTGAAACGTTAGCAATTCTTGCTAATGAACTATGTGAAGCTGGATATGGACATTATGTTGATGAAAGTGGGATTTTAGTAATAGAATGGTAAAATAATAAGGTATCGAGATGTAGTGCAGTTGGCAGCATGTATGCTTTGGGAGCATAAGGTCGTGGGTTCAAGTCCCGCCATCTCGACGATAATGACTCTTACAATACTACTGAAAAATATAAATTCGTCTAGTGGTTAGACTCAAAAATAGGGTTTTTGCAACACTGGTTCGATTCCAGTATTTATTATTTAGGAGAGTCATAAAAATTTATAATTATAAATAATGACTAGTTTTAAAGAAAGACTTGGTGCGACTGGTAAGAATGTACTAGACGCACGTGCAACAAATGTTGCAGAAATGACGCAAATCGAAGCATCTAATGTAGTTGCTTCTTACAAAACTAAAGTTCTGCGTTTGCAGAATCAAATTGAAAATCATGCGGATCTTGCAGTAGAATCTACTCATTCTCTTCGTCCTGCCGGTAAGGAGTTTGATCCTAAGGCTTGGGTTGATTCTCAGATTGAGTATCAAAAGCAACTTCGTGTAGCGAAAATCGAGTACAACCTTATTAAGAAGTGGTATGATGAGATGTTCCCTGCAGCAGAGGAAGTTGTTGACAGTGTAGTTGATGATGAAGAGGCCGTTTAAGCATGGGTAGTGGATCTTGGTCTGGAGCATCGTATAAATCATACGCTGCTAAAAATGTATCTGATAGTATTGATGAAACTTTTGCAAATAGAGGTATAAGTACATCAAATGCATATACATCTTACAATAAATCCGCTCGTAAAGCAAATATTGTAAGTGATTATCAGATGAAAACTGGTGTTCGTGAATGTAGAGATTCTGAAGAGCACCCTAATACAACTCCGATTATTGTTGCGTTTGACGTAACGGGTTCTATGGGTAGAATTCCACATATGATGGTGAAAGAACTTCTTCCTAAACTGATGAATCAGCTTAAGGAAGTTGGAGTTCCAGATCCAGAGCTTCTATTCATGGGTATTGGTGATCATGTTGGTGATAGAGCACCTATTCAAGTAACTCAGTTTGAATCCGATACTGATAAGATTTGTGATGCACTTACAAGTCTTTATCTTGAAGGTGGCGGTTGGGGTAACGGCGTTGAGAGCTATTTAATGGCTTGGATTGCTGCAGGTTACCATACAGAAACCGATTCTTGGTATAAGAGACACAAAAAGGGTTTCTTGTTTACCATTGGTGATGAAGGTAATCACAAATCGGTTCCTTCTTCAGAACTTATCAGATTTATGGGTTATGAACAAGGATGTCCTGCTATTTCTGCAGCAGAAGCTTTAGCTAAAGCTAAAGAGCAGTATAATGTATTCCATATTCATGTAAATGATGGATCTAATTCATTCCGTCAGGATTGGAAAGAAGCTTTGGGTGATCACGTTATTCGATGTGAGTCTATGGATCTCAATAAAGTTATTGCAGATACAATTCATAAATATATGGATGCCCCTGTAGAAACTGTTGATTCTTCTGATTCTGTTATTGAAAATAAAGAACAATTTAAATACTAATGATTAATATCGTTTTAGGAACATTCTTTGGAGATGAAGCCAAAGGTCAATGTGTAAACAATTTAGCTACTGAAGAGTCCATTGTTGTTAGATTTTCAGGTGCTAATCAAGTTGGACACAATGTACAACATAATGGATTAAAACATTGTTTTAGAAACTTTGGTTCAGGTACTTTAAAAGGAGCAATGACATATTGGTCCAAATATTGTGTCTGTGATTTACATACTGTATTATTAGAGTATGCTGAATTAAAGTCCCAAGGAATTGTTCCTAAAATAATATTTTCTCCAGAATGTGAATTAGTAACTCCATTTGATGTAATAAGTCAATGGAACAATTCTTCAAATAGAGAACATGGTACTGTAGGTACTGGATTTAAGCCAACACTCGATAGAGTTAAAAATGGATATCATTTGACTATTGTAGATGCTTTAAACTATCAAGTTCTTAAAGAAAAAGTCTATAATATAGAACGCTATTATTATAATTTTACATCAGATTGCCCTGTTGTTAAATTAGATGAATGGCTGGATGGAATTTATAAAATGGCAAATCTTTTTCCAATTAAAGAAGAATGGATTATTGGAAATTATAATAATATAATTTTTGAAGGTTCACAAGGAATTCTATTGGATCAAAAGCACGGTGTTATGCCATTTTGTACTCCTAGTTATACTACCTCTAAAAACGCAATAGAGATTTTAGATAAATTAGGATTTGAAAAGGATATAACAGTAAATTATGTTTGTCGTCCTTATATAACTCGTCATGGTAATGGCCCATTACTTACTTCAACTCCCATTATTGATGTGAATGATCCAAATAATCAATGGAATGATTTTCAAAAAAGCTTTAGGGCTTGTAAATTTGATGTTGATTTATTGATTCATTCACTTCGAATTGATAAAATATATTCAGAACACTGTAATCATAAAATTATTTTTAGTCACGGTAACGAACTTTCAAAGGATCTGATTAAAGATGTTGTTGATAAAACAGGTTATGATTTAGCTATGTTCGAATTTGAGAATTGGTTATAAATATGATAGAGTCTTCATCTAATGGTTAGGATCCCACGCTGATAACGTGGACATTCCAGTTCAAGTCTGGGAGACTCTACATCGCTTCCATAGTTTAGTTGGTAAAATAATACACTTGTAATGTATAGTCGTCGGATCGTCCCCGGCTGGAAGCTCTAATTTTAATGAAATTATGAACTATAAAAAACTTACACCTGAAATTTACGATTTAGCACAAGGTTTGTTAAATGTAAAGAAAGATAAAGATATTAAATTTATCTATATTCCTCCTGAATGAGAAAAGGAGGCAGAACAACTAATTCTTAAAGAGATTGAGGAGAATACTGCAAAGATTGATTTTTAAAAAATATAGAATATGATCGATTTAAATAAAAAAGAAAGAGTAGAATATCTTTACAATAAATATAAACAGTATAAAGAAACTGCAGAACAACATGAATTTCCAAAATTAGTTGTCTTAGATTCATTATTAATTCCAGCATATAATGATTTACAAAAGAACTGGAATGAAGAACATGCGGACTCATTTATTCGTGGAATGGAAAATAGTGTATGTCCTAAACTTGGGATTATATTATAAAAGTTAATTTATTATGATTATTTGTGGGTATGCCGGTGTAGGAAAAAGTTATTTAGGAAGAAACTATCCTATGGTTATGGATTTAGAATCTACACCGTTTGAAAAAGACTGGGATAGATACGCAAAATGTGCTATTCATTATCATAAACAAGGTTATTTAGTACTTTTATCGTGTCATAAAGATATTCGAGAACGTATATTAGATCCTAAAAATGGAGTTCCTTATGGAGAACGATTAACAATAGTACCAAATATTGCAGATAAGGATTTATATAAAAAACGTTATACTGATAGAGGTAATACTCCCGAGTTTATTAATGTCCAGATGGAAAACTGGGAAAAGTGGCTTAATGTAAAGGATAATTGTTCTTTACATGAACAATGGGAGATTATGGAACCAGGTGAAAATTTATATGATTGTATTATTAGACTTTCAAAAGAGAAACCATATAGATTTTGTAGTTATGACCAGTGTCCTGTTGATGATTGTTCAAAAATGGCAGAAAGATGCGTAAATCCTTTAACAAAGTATGTTGAGCTATGGAAAATAAACCAAAAATAAAATGAAAAAACTTTAAGATCTGAATCAAAGATCAACTAAAAAGAAAAACTTGGTTTAGAAACTTTTTTATAACTAGAAATGCTTGAGGAGCGTTTAGTATAAACAGTCATATAAATCAACATACAGGACAACCAAAAATTACATATAATACTCTTGAAACTGCATTAAAATGTGCAGAATCAATGAGTAAAAAACATAATACGCATTTTAGTACTTATAAATGTTTATTCTGTGATGGTTATCACATTGGTAAAAATCGTGATAATAAAACAGAATATGATAAAAAATAAATTGTAATGACATTAGAAGAAGCTAAAAAGATTCTTGATTGTAATGGATTGGGATATTCGAGTGTAGAATTTATAGAAGCATTACAAGTGCTTGAAGATGTAGTAGAAAATAAATAGTCTTTCGGGACTTAAAAGAACCACAATTGTGGTCTATCGAGGAATATATAATTGATCAAAAGTACCTTGCCAGAAAGGAGGTTATTACAATTATCTGTGGTTGTAATTATAAAATATTACACAGATTACATGCGGGAATGACCCCCGGTTGGTCACCGGGCCCGCTCCATGCATCAGTCGCCTAGTTGCTTATGGCATCACACTTCCAATGTGAAATAACGAGGGTTGGAATCCCTTCTGATGCTCCATTTTTCATAATGAAAATATTTACTGTTAAAAGCCTATAAAACAATATAGGCCATCTTTTAATTTTTAACAGCGCTGTCGTGAGATACCGCTGTTTATTAAGTCTGGTTGGGAGAGTGGTTTATCCATCAGTCTGCAAAACTGATTACAATCGTTCAATTCGATTACCAGACTCTGATTTAATAATTATATTTTATGAAAAAGATCTTAATTGCTTGTATTGGATTGGTTTGTTTGGTTTCTTGTGGTATAGAAAGTAAACAAACTTCTGATTTCTATAATATTATTTATGATAATGGACAAACAATAATTGAGTATAACGATGTAACAAATGTTGAAATTTTTGGTAATAAAATTACATTTGTAACTTGTTATAATACAATTGTTGTTCTTGATAAAAGGTTTATTAAAGTTATACCAATTGATATAGACTAATATGACACTTAAATTATATCAAAAAGAAAATAAACTTTGGTATTTTCATCGTTTAGGTTCAGAGTGGCCACTTGGACCAGAACTAAGTAAGGTTTTATCGTTTTATGATTCTATAGAAAATAACAAAACGATTTATATAAAAATTCAAAGACCTAACCACGGGCAAATACAAATACCAGTTGCAATGTTTAGGCGCGAGAACTGGTATAGAGATATGTATGGTCACATATCTTCTGCTTTAATCTATATTATTAATAAATGGGGCACTATTCGTTTTAATTATGATTATAAAATTGGTCCTGGATTGTTTTATATAGTAAAAATATGGTAGTTAAATTATATGAAAAATTAGATAACCAGTGGTATTTTTCTAGACTTGGAGAAGAACACTGGCTTGGATTTGAGGTTAGTAAAGTTTTATCATTTTTTAGTACTTCTAAAGAGAATAAGGTTTTTTATATAAAATGTGTTTTAGAAAAGAAGGTTCTTGAAAATAATTATCCTGCATTTTTTAGAATAACACGTTATCCTGAAGTGTGGAGTGATGTATTTAAACTTTTTTATTCTCGTAATTGTATAGAGTTACCTATAATGTCTATACCTGATAAACGATGGTATGTAATAACAAAAATATGGTAACTAAATTTACAGAAAATGGACTATGGTTAACGTCAGATAGTGTTATTGAAATAATTTTTTAGATGTTTGTTAATTTATTATCAATTTTTTAGATTTACAATTGATATTTTTTCTTTATAAAAAATTTGTTTTTGTCACATAATTTTATTATATTTATTAATAAAAATATAAGAGATTATTAATAAGTAAATTTAAAATTATGGATACATTGTGAAAAAGAAAATGTCCGATATGTGGCAAAGAAATAACATATCAAAGTCTAGCAGCACTAAAACATGCTATTGTTAAAAACAGCTCTTGTATAAAATGTAGTAGTAAAATGTCTGCAAATCATTGTGCAAATCTTAGTGCTTTATTAGAAGACTCTAATGAGGCTTTTTATTGAATTGGATTTTTGTTAGCAGATGGAAGTTTCAATGACAATAGAATAAGATTGACACTATCGATTAAAGATAAGGAACACGTTCTTAAATTTGCAAAATTTATAAATTATGAAGGTTCTTATCAAGAAAGTCCAATAAGATTTGGATTAGCATGTAAAAACATAGACATTGTTACACAAATTAGAAACAAATTTGATATAAAAGACAATAAGACTTATAATCCTCCAGAGACAATTTTAAAATTTGATAATGATTTGGTGTATTCTTTACTAGCTGGTTTTATTGACGGTGATGGTAATATTCAACATCCTTCACATCGTCAAGATTTCTTTCTAAGAATAAAAAATCATGCCAGTTGATTACATATATTAAAAGAATTTGGAACACTTATCTCAGAAAAAGAGTGTGTTAAAATTAATAGTTCTGGATATGCAGAATTGAATGTGACAAATAGTATAAATCTACAAAATTTGAAAACAAAAATACTGTCTCTCAATATTCCAATTATGCATAGAAAGTGAGATATTATAGATTTAAATTTTGTTAGTAAATACACAAAAGCTACATTATTAAAAGAAGAAGTGATTGAATTATATAAATCTGGGCATCGAAATAAAGAAATCGCTGAGATTTGTAATACTTCTGACGCAAATGTATGTAGAATTCTTAAAAAATATAAAAATGGTAACTAAATTTCCTGAGTCCGGCGTATTTTTTACGTCGGACACCTAACTCATTTTGGTCATTCTAACATTATTCGATTATGTAATCGTCCATTTAGTACAATAGAAGAACACGATAAAGCTCTTATTGATAATTGGAACTCTAAAGTTGGAATAGATGATACTGTTTTCCACCTTGGAGATTTCTGTTTTGGAAATATTCAAAAATGGAAAAATATTAGAGACCAATTAAATGGGCACATAATTCTGATTTTAGGTAATCATGACATGCGAGCAATGTCTCAAAGTGTTGCTTCTTTATTTGATTATGTTGCTCAACAAATGCGTATAACTGTAGATGGAAGGTGTGTTTATTTAAATCATTTCCCATTTTTAACTTATGCTCATGGTGATCCTGAGATTTATACTGACGATGGATTATTTTATCAAGCATTTGGTCACGTTCACAGTCGTCCAAATAATACAGGCTATGATGCTAGGAGATTACAGTATTTATATCCTACTCAATATGATGTTGGAGTAGATAATAATAATTACGCTCCTATTTCTTGGAAAGAATTTAATACTATTATTTCTAAACAAATAGAAATATCAAAACAAAATGTTGATTAAAAATATTTTTGGACATTTAAAGACCATTTTAACTCATAAGTTTTGGGTTTTTTATTATTCTTGTAAACTTGGAATTCCTTGGAGAGGACTTGTTCACGATTTAAGCAAATTTTCTCCAATTGAATTTTGGGAAAGTGTAAAATATTATCAAGGAGGAAAAAGAAGTCCAATAAATGCTTGTAAAGAAGATAAAGGTTACTCTTTAGCTTGGCAACATCATAAAGGTAGAAATCCACATCATTATGAGTATTGGATTGATAAAGTTGACGAAGGTGGTGTTGCAATTAATATGCCTGCACAATATAAACTTGAATTGCTTGCAGATTATTTAGCCGCAGGTAAAGTTTATATGGGTAAATCTTTTACGTATCAAACTGAATTTGATTGGTTTAAACGTAAACTTAAAAAGAGTCCTAAAATGCACAGTGATGTACGTTGTTTCGTAGAACTTTCTATGGAGATGTTATGTATGGATAGTGATAAAGGATTCTCATTAATAAAAGATCTTGCTAAAATTTATACTAACTAGTATGAACTTTTCTACATTTTCTAAATCATCATTAATTGCGTATATGCGATATTTTAGAATGATGTTACAATGTAAAGATGATAAGAATTTATCAAATTTTTTAGATGAATGTAAAGAAGAATTAAACAGCAGAGATTAGTGTTTCAATAGACACATTTGCATAATACCCCTCCGTAGTATAACCAATGAATATCATTGGGGACGTAAGCCGAGACAACGGAAAAAGGGATTAGATTAAGAGTAGAAACGTGAATCCCTGAGCCTAAAGCGCAGAACGAACTGTATATCAAAGTGTAAAGCAGAATCAACCTGTATATCAAAGGGTTAGGCAACAGCCCACGAGTGAAACATCTCAAGGAGTGCACTAGACTACTAAACGTTTAAGCGGTGCGTACGGTGCTGGGTAGACCGTACTCCGTAATTATTGTAAATCGGACGTAATTTCCAGACCGCGTAAGAGTCTGGATTTATCTCCCAGTGGTGGAATTGCTAGACACGGTAGACTTAGAATCTACTGCGAAGTAATAGTAGCGTCAAAGTTGGAGTCTTTGCTGGGAGACATAACTTAAATACTATGTGGTACATTAAAGAAGTAAAATCATTAAAAGAATATAATAAAGCAATTGATAATTTAGTAAAAAGAAAAATATTTTCAAGGTATCATTGTGATTGCAGTTGTCCGGAAGGAATGATTGGAGTGGATTGGAATATTACCGATTTAAATGAATTAAAACGATTAAAGAAGGTAAATAATCCTGTTCCTCAAATGGTACTTGATGATATAATTGCTTTATTTGGAACACCTTGTGAATATTTTCTAGGGCATTCTCGATATCAAGGTATTCTTGAAGGAATACAAGTTACAGAAGAAGACGTTTATTGGATTTTAAATAATAACGGAACAAAACATTATATTACTTGTTTAAGCAACATTAACCAATGGCGACAAAACAACAGCGAATAAACTTTTACAACAAATTAACAAACTTATTGTATGAAATCGATCACAGTAAAACTGCAAATGAAGAATGGCCTGCAATCAAATCTGAATTTGTGAAGATCGGATATAAACTTTTACACAAAGTAGCAGAAACAATTTAATATGAAAATAGTAGATAATTTTGATTTGTTTCGAGAGAAAATGAACTGGAATTCTCCAGATGAATTTTATTTCGTACAGATACTTATACGTGGGAAAGATGGACATAATGAGCCAGGAGTAAATGGAAATAACAAAAATCGCATTATTAAAATGTATACTATTAAATCATTAGATGATTTAAACAAGTATGAATTAGAAATTAAAGCAATTTGCCATGCTGTTAATGGCAGATGTTATGTGCATCCTACTAAACGTAGCTTTAGTAAAGTTGCTGATGAATGTTTACGTATTACAACTGACATTTATCTTTCAAAAACAAATAACGTAGGTTTAAAAGCTGCATATAGTACAGCTTGTGGTAAATCCTTTATTTCAAATGATAAGAAATTTATTATTGATTTAGATGGAGAGGATGTTTCAAAAGCATCAGATATAATAAAATACATTGAATATTATTGTGAACCTTTCAATTGTATAAAATATCAATATAGTGTTCCAACAGCACACGGGATGCATCTAATTACAACTCCATTTAATCGTCAAAAATTTGGAGAAAAATTTCCAACAATAGATATACACACAAATAATCCTACACTTTTGTATTTTGAGTGTAAGGATTAAACTGTTTCACGCTATCGTCTAATTGGTTAGGACCTCGCCCTTTCACGGCGGAAATGTTTGGGGTTCGAGTCCCCCTAGCGTGACAAAATTCACGGCGTAGTTACGATCAAAAAATTGCTTAGCGTATTAAGTTGGTATCCTATAACGTATACATAATATGGAGTATACAGTGAAACTAACTTGGTGGAGAATCGGGAATCCAAGCGTGAATGTTTTATACAAGGCACTTACAATTTTGATAATTTATAATTGATCAAAAGTACTTACTTGTTAACCAAGTCCATGCTGGTCATGGCGTAAATCTTACGTAAAGGATTCCCTGGAACGGGTTATATTCTGGCTTGGCGGTGGAAAGTAACCGTACAGTGCCTTTTTAGATTAATTTTAACCATAATTTTTAATCAAATGCCTAAAGTTTCTGATTACGAACTGGATCACATGTCAGATTATAATGTAAATTTTGAGAAAGTTCGCAGGAAGAAGAACAAATCTTTAAAGGAGACCTCTACTCCTCAAAAGAAAAAACACAGAGAAACTAAAATAGATTGATCTGAATTTACAGAAGATGATTAGTTTCTAAAAATGATACATACAATATAAAACAGCTTCTGAACCATCGCTTTTGGAAACTTGTGATGTATCATTACATGGGATTGTTAGATAAAGGTTAGTCGGCAGGTTTGTGGCACCTGAAATTTCAGTTCGATTCTGAAACAGTCCCCAAATAACATTTAAATTGAACTACTATGCTTAAAAAAATATTAAATTGGTTAAAAAAACCTAAAATAGAACAGAAATCTACACCTCCCAAAACATTAAGAGATGTAGATTTTTTTGATACTGTCTGGATCATAGATCGAGATGAAGTGATTTACAAAGGTTGGGTTTATGATAAATCTAAAAAACATGTTCTTGTAACAGTACCAACTGATCAAGGATTGTATAATGATTATAGATTTATAGTTACTCATAATGACTTAAATAAAACATTTATAGAACAAAATCATGTAAAATTATATTTTGATTATAAATGTATACAGGAGAAATAGTTTATCTTCCATATAAAGGAGGGTATATTCGATATGAAATTCATAAAGTTTTAGAGGATTCACTACTAGTAAAAACCTATAAATCGGATGTTTATAATTGGGTTTCAATCGATGAAGTTTTAACAACAGACGAATTTACCAAAATATATAACAACGAAACAATATATGAGTAATTTTGATAATTATTATATTATTCCAAAAAACATAACTACAATTGAGCATCGTGTAGAATGTATACCTTATTATAATGTAGCTTATTCTGAGGAATTAAAACGCCTTGATTTTTCAAATTGTCATCTTCCTATTTTTGTTGCTCCAATGTCTTCTGTTATCAATGAAAAGAATTATTTTGAATTTGATAAACGAGATATAATTCCTATCATTCCAAGAACTGTAGATTTTATTGATAGACAGAGATTAATGCAGGAATCTATTTGGGTTGCTGTAAGTTTAGAAGAAATGCAATTTATCTATGATACATTTGATAAATTTGATAAAGAAGTATATATCTGTGTTGATCTTGCAAATGGGCATATGCAAAAATTGCTAGACTTGTGTAAAAAAGCAAAGATTAAGTTTGGAAGTACTCTAAATTTAATGACTGGTAATATTGCAAATTATGAAACTTATTATGAATATGCAAAAGCAGGAATTGATTATTGCAGATGTAATATTGGAACTGGTAGTGAATGTTTAACTGGAACTCTTACAGGTATTGGGCAAGATGTACCTTTATTTATTAAACAACTATATAAAGCTAAAAAAGATGTAATAACATCTTTCAATGATAATCGTGAATATTTATCTATTCCTAAAATCGTAATAGATGGAGGAATGTCTTCTATTAGAGATATTGTTATCACATTAGCATTAGGTGCTGACTATGTAATGTGTGGTAAAATATTTGCTAAATGCGAAGAAGCCTGTGGAGAGATTTTTGAAAAGCTCATAACTACTGAAAGACAAACTATTTGTGATACATGTATTCCTAAGAAGATCTTTACTTCTAAGGTTTCTGAGTGGGTTCCCGGTAGAATTTATTATGGAATGTCTACAGAACGTGCTCAAAAAGAAATGGGTAATAAAACAATTAAGTCTTCTGAAGGAAAGGAAGAATGGGTTCCTATTGAATATTCAATTGAGCAATGGGCTTCACAATTTAAAGCTGCAATTTCCTCAGCAATGAGTTATTGTGATGCAACTCATCTGAATCAATTTATAGGTCATTGTACGGTACATAAGAAAAAAGGTTAAATGAACGTTTATATATCGGGTCCGTTTTTTAATAAAAAAGAAAGGACTAATATGGAAATATTAAAGAATTATCTTAAAACAAATTATCCAGATAATTCCTATTATTTCCCTATGAATTTTAAAGTACCAGATGCATATGATTTACCAAATAAAGATTGGGCTAAAACCATATTTAAAGAAGATATGTTAAAATTAAAATACACAGATTTAGTAATTGTTGTGTATTATGGACAATATTCTGATTCTGGTACTGCCTTTGAAGTAGGATACGCATTATCCAAAAGAATTCCTATTTATGTACTAGTTGTTGATAAGCAAGAAATACAAAGCTTGATGATTTTAAACTGTACTCCATACATTTGGGAATTTAATCAGTTTATTAAAACTGGAGACGATCTTTCGTTTCTTTTGGACTTATCTCAATTAGAACAAAATTAAATTTGGAAATTTAAAATATTTTTTGTAACTTTGTAAAATGATACTTACAAAACCAATTTATTACAGGTTCGAATCCTGTATTTGCTGCATATTAGCGAATTGGCGGAATGGTTTACGCGAATGACTTGAAATCATTTTTAATAAATAAGTATCATTAAAAAGTAACCGTTATCCTCAACGGTAAAATGAGGAATAGCATTCATAACGCGGTTCTCCAGTAATGTGCGCATAAATTACTGGAGAATTTGTTATGAAGAAGAAAAAGATTTATAATTATTTAAAAACAACGTTATGAATGGATTTATTTACAAAGTTACCAATACAACAACCGGAAAAATTTATATTGGACAAACAACAAGAACTATTAACGAACGATGACAGCAACATATTAGAAATGCATTTCAAGACAACAATTTAGAATATCAAAATAAATTTCATCGAGCTATACGAAAATACGGAGTTGGAGGTTTTATTATAGAAGAACAAGAAATGATAAATGCTTGTTCTGAAGAAGAACTAAAAAATAAATTAAACGATGCCGAGACAAAATGAATTTTAAAATATGATTCTAAAGATAATGGTTATAATTCTACTTATGGAGGTGATTATAATCCCATGTTTGGAATAAAAGGCGTTTTAAATCCTTGCTCTGTTAAAATAAATCAATATGATCTTAATGGACATTATATTAAAACTTGAGATTCTATTGCAGATGTTATACGTGAACTAGGTGGATCAGATAGTAATATTATAAATGTTTGTAAAAAAGATCGAATTGAAAAACGAAAAGTAAGTAGTCATGGTTTTATATGACGCTATTTTAAAGATGAACCAGCGTGTACAGATATTATTATTACTAATGAAGAATTAGATATTAAAAATTCTCGTAAAAAGAATGAATTTAAACCAAAACAAATTGATTTATTTAATAAATTCGGAGATTTGATTAAAACTTTTGATAGTTGTAAACAAATCGCTGATGAGTTTTGTATATCTATGTCTTATGTTAGTAAAATATTACATAAACAAAATGGAATATTTAGAGATTATGTATTAAAAGTACATACGGATTAACGAGTATTTCCCCTGGTAGTTTACGATGCCTAAAACGTTGGCCTTCAAAGCCAAAAAAGCCTGTTGGACACGGGAACAGGGGACTAACATTAATATTTACTGTATGGATTATGATCAAAAGTATAAAGATTTAACTAGTGGACTTAACAAATGTGTAAATCCATTAGAAAAAGAATATCCTAATTTAACTGGATTTGAGAAATGTGTTTTAGTTTTACGATTGAATGAATATACATATAAAGAAATTCAATTAAAACTAGGAATGCCTGCTAAACAACTTATTCGCCAGGCGCTTTTGAAAATAAATCCAGATTTAATTTCTCTAGAACAAACTAAAAAAATTAGAACAACTCCCGAATTAAGAATGCTTGGAATTTTAAAAGCAAATAATATGTGGGAGTTCGATTTAGATGAATTTGGAGAATCTTCTTTTGAAGAAAAAGATGGGATGTTATTTATAACAGATGAATGGAACGATACATCCAAATTTTCTGGATTGGACGAAAGAACTCAAAAAAGCATTCTTATGAATGTAATAAATATTTTACAACTTGGGATTAAACTTTAGTATGGAATTTATATATATTTATTCTATTCCTGCAATCATAAGTTTTTTACTTATGAACAAATGTTATAAAAAAGGATTGTTATATTATCCTACAGTGTCTGCATTAATTTGTATTATTCCTTTTGTAAATTGGATTGGATTAATTTATTTTATAATAACTTTAAAAAATGGATTGGCATAAAACTTATGGTGCAAATGGAACTTTTTGTGCCGATTTGTATTTTGTCGAAGTATTTGGTATAAGACCAAATATTTTAACTTATACATTTAATGGTGATGATGATAGATGTGATTTTGAAAAAATTACTCCAGATTTTATAAAAAGTATTTTTCCAGAAGCTAAAAACATCTTTCAAGTTACTACAAAATATACAATGGTAAACAGAGAAAATGAAGAGAACGAATATCGTCTTTCTGATAATGGAACTTGTTTACACATTGAACTTGATGATAGAATTTATTCTATTGATTGTGATTCTGTTTGTTGTAGAACTTTGTTAGAAACAGGAAATGTAGAACAAGATGTAAAAGATCTATGGTCTAAGTTCCCTAAAAAAGAACCTCAACAAAAAGAAGCCGTTGTGAAACTTGTTGGATGTAGCGGAGGTGATTATTATACAATTGAATCTAAGATTAAATCTACGGATATAAATTTAGATGAAAATTATAATGATGATTTTAAAGAGATTCATGAAGATATTATAACATTTCTTAATGAACGTGAAAGTGGACTTGTATTATTGTATGGAAAACCTGGTTCTGGTAAAACTAGTTACATCCGCCATTTAGTTAATCATTATCCTCAAGATTATATTGTAATTCCTAGTTCTCTTATAAGTAGATTATCAGATCCAGATTTTGTAACATTTATGATTGATAGTTCTGATTCTGTATTTATTTTAGAAGATTGTGAACAAGTTTTAATGGATAGAAAAACTAATATCTTTAATGGTGCAATTACAAATATTTTAAATATGTCTGATGGGTTACTTTCAGATATTATGAATTTAAAATTTATTTGTACTTTTAATGCAGATATTAGATCAATTGATTTTGCACTTTCCAGAAAAGGAAGATGTTATGCAAAATATGAATTTAAAGAGCTTTCAGAAGATAAAGTAAAGCATTTAAATGAGAAATATAATCTTGGCATAAATGAAATTAAACCAATGACTCTTGCTCAAATTTATAATGCTGATGCCAAAGACTATTCTGAAGCAGTAATTGAAAGAAAAATTGGTTTTTAATGATTAATGAATTAAAGTTTGATATTTGTGCTAAAGATGCATTACTGCAAGGTATGCAAAAAATTGCACAAGCTGTTGGATCAACATTAGGTCCAAAAGGTCGTTGTGTAATTTTAGATAATTATTCAAATGGACTTCCACATGTAACAAAAGATGGAGTTACAGTTGCAAAAAACATTTTCTTAGAAAATAAGTTTGAAAATGTTGGTGCAACTTTATTAAAACAAGCAGCATTAAATACTGTGCGTTCTGTAGGTGATGCAACAACTACATCTACTGTTTTAGCATATAATATGGTTAGTAATGCCTATAAACTTGGATTGGATAGAAACTTATCTAAAATTAAGAAAGGTATTAATATTGCTTCTGATTTTGTAGTTGAAAAAATAAAAGAATGTTCTACACCAATTGATTGGGATGATTTAGAAAAAATTGCATCAATTTCTGCAAATAACGATGAAGAAATTGGTAATTTTGTAGCAGACGCATTTAGAAAAGTTGGATTGGATGGAGTAATTACTGTTGAAGAATCTCCAAACAATCAGACTACTGTTGATATGATTAATGGTATGCAATTCGATAGAGGCTTTGTATCACACTGGTTTATTACCGATCGAGCTAAAGGAGAATGTGTTTTAGAAAAACCATTAATCTTAATTACAGATCAAAAAGTACAATTAACTAGAGAAATATTACCTGCTGCTGAATATTGTGCAAAAAATGGAAGACCTATGTTAATTATTGCACAAGATTTTGATGATGAAGTTATTCAAAATTTACGACTAAATCATCTTCAAGGTAATATTAAATGTTGTCTTGTTAAAGCTCCGTCTTTTGGAGATTATCGAAAATATGTTTTAGAGGATTTAGCATTATTAACTAATGCAAAACTTGCAACATATGACAATGGTATCGAACTACAAAAAGTAGATGAAACCATGTTAGGTTCTTGTGGAAAAGTTGTAATTACTAAAGATTCCACTACAATTTTAAACGGTATCGGAAATGCTGAAGTAATTGCACAAAGAGTGTCCGAAATTAAAACATATTTATCTACCTTACAAAGTGGAGAAGAAAATCTTCAAAAATTTCATAAAGAGCGAATTGCAAGACTCGTAGGTGGTATTTGTTCTATTAGAGTTGGAGCAAATTCAGAATTAGAAATGCGTGAAAAGAAAGATCGCATTGATGATGCTGTTTGTGCTACTAGAGCTGCTCTTGAAGAAGGTATTGTACCCGGTGGTGGTCTTACTTTTTTGAAAGCTTTTGTTAATATGCCTACTTCTGATGATAAAGACATTCAAATAGGAATTGATATCGTTAAGAATTCTTTAAATTCTGTTTTTGATAAGATTGTTGAAAATGCTGGAGAAAATCCACAAGAAATTGGACAGGAAGTTTATCCAGATGACAATATTTCCTGGAATGCTGATACAGAAGAGTATGTAAACTTTGTAGATGCTGGAATTTTTAATCCTGCAAAGGCTGATAGACTTGCATTTGAAAACGCCCTTGGCGTATTAAACATGTTTATCTCTACTAATTGTATTGTTACCGAAAAAGATATTTTTAATCAAGTTAATTAATGGAAACAATTGAACTTAGAGCAAGATATGGATATGTACACTTATTAAAACACATTGGGGGAAATCTATGGCAACTAGAGGTAGATCCTAAAAGTGTAGGAACATATAGAATTATAGGTTTTGAAGGACATTCTCCATTCGAAGCTTATTGTTTCGCTCTTGATCCTGATGGCGGTCCATTTATGAGTGTTGGCGATAAAATAAATAATAAAACGATTAAATCTATTACTAGTAGTGGAATATTTGAACTAGAATAAGATGTTAGAGTTTTTATTTAATCTAATTATTTTACTTGGTGCAGGTATTTTAATTGGACACGAAAGACAAAAGACGCATGGTATTGTTGGAGTTAGATCTGTGACACTGATAATGCTAGGCGCTTTTATTTTCTCAACTATATCTACTAGGATTGGAGGTGATCCTTCTAGAGTTGTTGCACAAGTTGTATCTGGTGTTGGCTTTATTGGAGCTGGACTTATGTTTAAGAAAGATTCCGATAAAATTGCAAACATTACAACAGCTATTTTAATGTGGTGTGTTGCTTCTTTAGGTTGTTTAATCGGATTAGGTTTTACACTTGAAGGCGTAATAATGACCGTAATTATATACCTCGTATTAAAATATTATAAAAACTTATTTAAAGATGGGAATTAAATATTATTATTCTGCCCCGCAACAAATCCGATGCGGTTTGTTTCTTGCTGATGCAGAAGGGAACCCGGTTGCTCCGATTCCTGTAAAATCGAAACTAGTTAAAAATCTTCCAAGAGTTGTTATTTGTAGCGTATTGGACGGAAATAAACTTTCTTTTGGTTTTGCAACATGTTCTGATAAAGAAACGTATTCTAGAAAGCGTGGTAGAGCTATTGCATATGCTCGTGCCATCGGCAAACCTTATACTGTGTTTGAGCTATCAGATATTAAGGATATTAAAGAGGTTTCGGCAAGAATTGTAGATGAGATCTTTGATCTTGAATCAAAAAGAATCTACGGTTAATGCGTAAATTTATTTGCTATACGGATGGTTCGTATCAATCTAGCATAAATGCTGGAGGATGAGCAAGTATCATTTTAGATGAGGACGAGAAAGTCATAGCAAAATTATATCAAGGTCTTACTCATACAACTAATAATAGGTGTGAATTACGAGCAGTATTAGAAACTCTAAAATATTTTAAAGACCCAACTGATATAACAATCGTTTCTGATTCCCAATATGTTATTGGTGGTATTAATGGTTCTGCCCAAAAATGATTTGAAGAACAAGATCTTACAAAGAAAAATCTTGATCTTTGATTTGAAGTTGTAGAATTATTAAAGAAACATAAAGTTACAATGGTTTGAACCAAAGGACATATTGGGAATAAATGAAATGAAGAAGCAGATAAATTGTGTGTTTTTGCAGCACAGTGTTATAATTTACCAAGAGATATATGAACTACAAAATCAGAATTAAAAAGTTAGGAGAACATTGGTATCCTGATATAGAACACAATGATCCATACGATTTATCGTTGAACGATAAAATAGATAAATTTTTGAATTTCTTCGATAAAAATAATTCTGGAGAAATGGAGGTTTATTTATTAGAAACCCATACATTCGTTGACGATAATACTATAATGTTTAACGACGACGATATACTTCGATATTTAACAACATCAGATGAATTTAATCTAAGATTTTATGTAGCTGATCGAGAATTTGAAATATCATCAAATTTGATTAGTTTACTTGAATATAATTATAATCCTAATTTTCATAAAGTTTGTTACAAAATTGAAATATCTAATCGAACAATTTAAGTGATATAATAATGAATATTATCACATTGTAAACAGTCAAGTGTTTGAATCAAGTAGAGAACTAAAAGAAATCTCTTATTCCAAAAATGGTTCATATTTTTCCATTATAAAATTAGATGATGAGATTCAAACAACAAGAACAAAAAAGCGAGGAGCATAAGTTGTCGGAATCTTTAAAGAATTTATTACAAATAGAAGTAGATAAAATTGCATTAGTTGAAGCTGCGATTTGTTATTTCTATATTCATGGTAATGAATCGTATTGTAAGTTCTTTAAAAAATTACATGAATTGTGTATTAAATGTAAATCAGATTTACAAATGCACATCTGTGTAACGTCGGCTATGCTACCTGAAACAACAATTCATGAAATTAAGTTTGATGAATTTGAATCAAACATTAAAGTATTTGAATTGTTAGCTGCAATGGAAGATGAATATGTTGATTCTATTAATGCAGCTATTAATGAGGCTTTTGATAATAAAAATTGGGAAACATTTAACTATTTAAATAATACTCTTTCTAAAATTGATCATGTTGCATGTAGGGCATATTCTGCAGTGAAATCAAACTCAGATATACTATCATTATTGCCATGCGAACAACATTCTTAGGAGAAGTAGTAGCTACAAGGCCAGGACAATATACAATGTATGTATTTAAAAATTTAGATGAACCTAATAACAGTATGTTAAAATATTTTACTGTTACACAGGCACCGAATTGGAATATTCCAACATTGTCTATTGGAGATATAGGTTTTGTAGAATGTGAATATGTGAATGCGGGAGATGAATATTATCAAACTTCCTCTGGTGAAAAACAAACATATAATTATACGGTGTGTTATATGTTAAATTTTATTGAACAACAACCGAAAATAATAAATAAAGAATTTAATTTTTAGATTATGAGTGATTTAGCAGATAAGTTGGCTCAAGCCCTTGATAATAAGGGTAATGATATGAATGCATGAGTATGAAAACTATCTAATGGTTCAGAAATACGTATGATGGATATGACGTATGATCAATTACAACGTGCCTATTGACATGTTGATGACATGCTTAATAATAAAGATCCATATCATCCAGGAGTACAACGCAAACGCAATCAAGTAAGAAAGATGTGGGATTGTGCAAACACAGAATTATTACTTAGATATATCTTGCACGAGTGTAGAGTTGATTCCTTAAAAACAAATAAGGATTTACTTGATTTCATAAGTGCTCATAAGAAAAATAATGGACTTAAAAACACAGATAGTGTAAATTGTATATTTACAGGACTTCCTGATGTATTTAAATCCGTTACTATAGATGAATTGCTATCTGCTTGTTTAGATTCTTTAGATGCTTTTAACAGAAGACTTATTCCAGATAAGTTCATTGTATCGTTAGGAATTTGATTAACCGAAGATGAAAAAAGAGATTTAACAGAATATGATTCTGAAGGTAGATATAGAAGTAAGAAAGATGTCATTAAAGAACGTCTTTTCTTAAATGATAATGTTGAGCTTCATTTCAATCCACAAGGATTATCTTATTCTGAATTTAGATCACTTGTACGTATCGAAGGACGTCCTAAATTCTCAATGATGCCTACTGACACAATTAAGCTATTAAGAGATAAAGTGCTTCTGTTATTAGATCATGATCTTGAATATCACATTAATAAATGGGATACATTGAGAGAAAAGATTCAAAGCGTAGCAATGCAAAAAGGCTTTATCTTGAAAGATAGAGATGTTAATTAGGGGGAAACCTGCTTTTGTTTATGATATTGAGGTATTTCCCAACTTTTTTAGTGTAACTTGTAAAAACACTGAATCTGGCAATTATCGTTGTTTTGAAATTTCTGAACAACAAAACGATATGCCATATATTGTAAAAACGTTTTTAAATAAAAATATTCAATGAGTTTCATATAATGGTCATCATTATGACCGACCATTAATATCTTATATCATAATTAACTATCAATCATTAATTCGAAAACCAATTTGAGAAATTACTTCGGAATTAAAACGATTTAGTGATTTAGTGATTACATCTGAAACATCAGCTCCATGATCAAAATATAAGTATGCTAATTTATATGATGACCTTGATTTACTTATAATGCGTTGATCTCAAAAACTTAGACCTAGTTTAAAAGCATTACAAGTGACTATGCAATTTCCAAATGTAGAAGAATATGATGGAAATTTCGATGTTTCTTTGCCAGTAAGTGATATTGGTAGCGTAAAATCTTATAATAAAAATGATGTAGATAGTACTGAAGAGCTTTTAAATCGTTCCAAAAAAGATATAGAGCTTCGTTTAGCAATTGAGGAACAATATGGAATTGTTGCTATGGACAAAGATGGAGTAAATCTTGGTATGGAAATTATCAAAAAGTATTATCTTGAAAGTACTCAAAAAACTTGAGGCGAAATTAAAGATTTACGATCTCCTGCCGATCAAATTCCACTCAAAGATGTTATTTTTGATTATATCGAATTTAAAACCCCAGAACTTCAAAATCTTTTAACGAGGTTAAAACAAGAAGTTGTTTCATCAGCTAATATTGCTGATACTGGAGGAAAAGATAAATTTGAAATCAAATTTATGATAAATAACGTCAGATATACATATGGACTTGGAGGAATTCATACTGAAAATCAACCTGAACAATTTCTATGAGATCCTTTATATCGTCTTATTGATAGTGATGTTACGAGTCTTTATCCAAGTATAGTATTACAGAATAATTTATATCCTGCACACTTAGGAGTAGCTTTTCTTGATGTTTATCGTACAATATATAATCAGAGAGTTGCTGCAAAGAAAGAAGGTCGAAAAGTTGAAAATGAAACATTAAAATTAGCTTTAAACGGATTAACCGGCATGTTACAAAATCAATATTCGTGAGTATATGATCCGATGATGGTATTTAGAATCCGAATTAATGGACAACTTATGTTGTTAATGTTAATTGAAGCTGTAACAACTGCAGGATTTCAACTTCTTCAAGCAAATACAGATGGTATTTTTGTACGAGTTGATAATGCTCGATTCGATGAATATTTATCAATATGTGCTGAATGAGAGAAGAAAACTAGACTTAAATTAGAACACGATGAATTTGAACGTTTCTATCAATATGCAATTAACGATTATATCGGCGTTAAAAAAGGATGGAGTGAAACACATGATCCTAAACTAATAAAAAAGAAAGGTTTATTTATTGATGAACCTATTTTGGGTAAGGGATTGGCACCTCTAATTATTCCTGAAGCAATTAATAAATATTTTGTAGAAGGAATTAGTCCTGAGGAAACAGTTTATAATTGTACAGATATATTAAAATTCTGCACATTTCAAAAAGTTGCCAAAGATTTTCACGTGGAGTATGGCGGTGAAGAAGTTAGACATATAAATCGCTATTACATGTCTACAAATGGTAAACGACTTATGAAATATAAGTTAGAAAATGGAACAAAAATCCGTTTAACTAATATGTGTGCTGATTCAGGCGTTACACTATATAATAAATTTGATGATATTTCAATATCAGATCGACATATAAATTATAGATATTATTTAAATGAGGTATATAAAATAATAACCCCTTTAAATAGTCAACAACTTAGTTTATGAAATTAGATTTAAACTTATTAAAGAGATTACTAGTGATAGACCATCCATCTAAACATGAGTATCCAATGTTATCTTTTATTATCAATGAATGTTATAAGATTGGTAATCTACACTTTGAAATGGATGGTTATTGTAATATACTTATCACAAAAAATACCACTAACCCAGAGTTTTTTCCTTGTATTGTAGCACATACTGATTGTGTAATTCCAAATGAACATAAAGAAATTAAAATTAAGAATAATCGTATAACCGGAAAAGATAAATCTACTGGAAAACAAATTGGTCTTGGCGCAGATGATGTTAATGGCATATGTTGTGCTTTACAACTTCTTAAAGTAATTCCTGATTTAAAGGTTGTATTTACTACTGAAGAAGAAGTTGGATTTTGTGGGGCTGATTATGCTGCACAAAACGTAGACTTCTTTTATAATGTTTCTTATATGATTCAAGCCGATAGACACGGTAAATCGGATTTGATTACACATACAAATGGTATTTATTCTGCATCTGAAGAGTGGCTAAAAGAAGCTACTCCAATAATGGCGCAATATGGTTATTCTGAAGCCTGGGGAATAGGAACTGATATTGGAGTTCTTGCTGAAGAACTTCAAGTGTCTGGCGTAAACATAAGTTGCGGATATTATAACGAACATACAAATAATGAGACAACTGTGATTCCAGAATTACAGAATTGTTTAGATTTTATGGAGTCGTTATTAAAGAATATACCTTTTGATAAACAATATAATATACAGATTGCATATAAGGCATATAATAAATATTCCAATTTTAATTGGGATTATGACAAAAAAGATACTTTATTAAATGATTATCCATTAGATGATGAATTTTTAGCATGTAATTATTGTCAGTCATATGATTGTATGCATTGTAAAATATATCCTGATTATTAATGGATAGAACTGAACGACAAAAACTTTGTTTAAAACGATGATTGGGAGCCGGTGGACGCGCAAGTATAGAAGCCTGCACCGGCTTTGGTGTCGATTCTACGGGTTATAAATTTTTAAATTTTCCAGTAACTTCTTGGAAGTTTTAATAATTTTTATTAACTTTGTTAAAAATATGATAGATTTATAAAATATAATTAACAAAGAATAAAAATGAAAGAAATTAATGTAAAACTAAAAGAAAAATGTGGAATTTACATTTTAACTAATGTAGAAAATGGTAATAGATATGTTGGTTCAGCATATAATATTTATGATAGATTACATGATCATAAAAGCCTTTTAAATCATGATTCTGCTCATAATGCTCATCTACAGTCAGCTTGAAATTTATATGGAGCCGATTCTTTTGAATATGGAATTTTAGAATATTGTGATAAAAAAGATAGATTTGTTCGAGAACAATACTATATTGATGTTATTCATCCTGAATATAATATAACAACAAACGTTGTGGCTAATTTTGGACATCCTACATCTGAAGAAACAAAATCTAAAATTTCAGAAACTTTAAAAAAGAAATATGCTTCGGGCGAAATAACAACGTATCGTCAAGAACATCTATGGATTCATTGCTATTTATATGATGTTATAAAGTTTGAATATCTTGGAGAGTTTAATAATTTAGTAGAACTAAAACCTATTATTGGAGGTACTACTTTTAATAGAGAGCGTACATTGGGTCAATTTTTATGTGGACGATATATAGTTGTTGAAAAAAAATTTGAATGTTTGTCGGATTTAAAAAACTACACATTCAAATATAAAAGAAAAATACAAACAAGTCCTACATATGGAGACCGATATTTAGTGTCCGAAAAAGACGGAAAATTAACGTATTATGAATCTGTTGTTGCATGTAGTAGAGATACTGGTGTATCTAAAAGTATGATTCATAAAAATGCAGCTGCATCAAAAGAAAATCCATATATTCCAACAAGATATCCAAACTTAAAAATATATTATATTACTGAATTTATAAATTTACCATATGATGCCACTCCAATTCCAGAAGGGATTGTTGAAAAATCGATCAAAAACGGTGAAATCTGTGATGACAACACCGTGGTAACAGAAGAAACTAAAGAGTCTCCTGTACCGTACAGCGTAGAAACTGAACCTGGTTTATCAGAATAAAATGTTTCCAAGAGTGATTGACTTCCCAACTGAAATAAGTGGAAGAAAATGTACGCGGGACTTATACAAATAAGAAGTATAAGAATTAAGAAATAAAAAGTTCTTAAGATAACATAATCGAAGACAAGAGTCGCTTTAAACTTAATAGATGCATTTACTACTAAAAATCCAGAATCTCAAACATTAATTGTTGTACCTACGCAAATCCTTAAAGATCAGTGAATACAACAAATTGATGAAAGAGGCCTTGGTTTTAATGCTAGAGTTGAAATTATTAATTCTGTTATTAAGTTAGATTGAACTTGCGATTTGTTAATAATAGATGAAGTACACGTTTGTGGTAGTGAAACTTTTTCCAAAGTATTTCAATGTGTAAATTATAAGTTCATTCTTTGCCTTACGGGTACAATGGAACGATTGGATATGCGACATCTTCTTATTGAAAGATTTGCTCCAATTTGTGATAAAGTTACAATTCAAGAAGCAGAGGAAAATGGATGAGTAGCTCCACATAAAGAATATGTTGTTTTACTTAATGTAGATTTGACGGAATATAATGAATGAACGCGAAAATTCAATAGTTATTTTTCCTATATGAATTATGATTTTGCTTTAGCTATGAGATTGGCTACTAATCCTATTGAACGTAATGCTTGATCCAAAAGAATGGGTTTAGACGCTAAGAAAACTGCAGCAATTGCAATGGATTGGATGAGAATGATGAAGAAACGAAAAGACTTTATTCAAAATCATCCAAAAAAGTTAGAAATTGCAAAGAAGATAATTGAAGCTAGAAAAGATAAAAAGATTATGACTTTTTCTGCAACAATTAAACAAGCAGAATCTTTTGGATTTGGATATGTAGTTCACTCCGATAAAAAAGCAAAAGAAAATAAGCAAATTTTACAAGAGTTTAATAGTGCCACTTCTGGTGTATTACATTCTTCTAAAGCTTGTAATACTGGATTGGATTTACAAGGTGTTAATTGTGAAATAATTATGAACACCGATTCTTCTAAAATTAAGAAGATTCAAACATTAGGTCGATCTATTAGAGCAGAAGATGGTAAAGTTGCAGAAATATTCACTCTAATCATCGCAGGCACACAAGAAACAAAGTGATTAGCAAATAGTAGAGCATCTAAAGTAATTACAATAAATGAAGAACAGCTAGACAAAGTATTGGCTGGAGAAGATGTTAAAACAAGAGAAAGAAATTATTCTCAAGATTTAGCGTTTAGATTTTAACAAAGTTCCAAAATAAAAGCATTTAAAGTGCTACTCGAATGTTGTTAAATAATAGGTTTAAATTAACAACAAATTGGAATTAGATACAATATTAAACCTAATGATTTCATATAGACTTACAGCTGATGAACTTTTATTAGTTTATCTAACCTTCTTAGCTCAAGAAGAAGAGAATCATCCTGAATATTTTGTTAAGTGATTCTCTAATGGTGGTAAGTCTAAATTAAAGGATTTATTTGAATCCTTAAAAGAAAAAGGTATAATTCATAAAGATTATAATCCAGAATCATATAATCCAGATGATATTGAATTTAATAAAAACTTCTTAAAAGGTTGATTGAAATTATCTGGAGAAATGGGAAAAGAATTGTTTGATGCATATCCTCCATTCTTAACTGTAATGGGTAAAATTTTGCCCAATTATATAGTAATATATAAATAAGAACCCCTTTAATTGCTGGAAACACATTTATTATAAAAATTTTGTTTTATAATTATTTTTTACTATATTTGTAAAATAAAAATAATAAGAGATTTTACAAAATAATAAAAAATTTTAATTATGAAGAAAATTGAAATTCAATCTGGAGAATTACAGGAAATGTCAATCAGCAGCCAAACTTTTACAAAGGATGGAAAATGAGAAATTTTAAAAAAGTATAGATATTGTACAGAATCAGGAAACATAAAGTATAAAGTTACATTGAGATGTGTAGAATGCGGTTATACTAAAACTGTAGGATTACATCATACATATAGTTCTAGTATTTGTCCAACTTGTTTTAGAAATAGACACATTGGAAAAATAATAGGATGCTATAAAGTTGTAAAATTTGAAGAATATGATGAAGAACGACTAAAAGAATATTATGAATTAGAATGTATAAAATGTGGAAAGCATTATCATCATAAACTTCTTAACGAGGCTTCTATGCAAAACATACAACATTGTGCACATTGTAATGGTGTTACTGAAGACCCAGGAATAAATTCAATGTATAGAGATTATATTGCTGGTGCTAAAGATAGAAATTTAGAGTTTAAGTTAACAAACGATGAATTTTTAAAACTAATTAAGTCTAATTGCTATTATTGTGGTGATGGTCCTGAATTAAGAACTAAAACTTCTACTAAAGGTCATTTATATCAAATTGTTGTAAATGGTATAGATAGAGTTGATTCATCTAAAGGATATACCACAGATAATAGCAATTAGAC